GGTCATTACCAAATTGTGCATTGTAGTCGTAATCATGTGAGAGGTGTGCATCAAGCACATCCGGATCGAGGTAATCACGCAATTGTGTCTGAATGAATTCTTCAGACCTGCGAACACCGCGCAAAGTATAAATAACCCCTATCACAGCTCGAACTCCACAAAGTAAACCTTTACCAGAAACGTCTTGCCTTGACCAAGTACCACGATCAAGACGTGACGGACCAGACGGGACAGGTTTAACAACGGGTTGTGTAACAGGCGGGGGAACCCAGAAATCACCATCGTCATCAGAGTCATCAGGAATGGATGGATCATCAGATAGATAGGCATCTTCGGGTTCATACAAAGCGTGTGTAACAGGCAATTCTTCAGTCAGAATCGGTGCTTCACCACGATAATAATTAGTGATAGGATCAAGTTCATCATCAACAGGCCCTGGCCAGTTGGTGTGAGCTACAGCGGTGCCTAAATTTGGGCCACCGAAGTATTTCTCGAAAAATGACTTGTCCAAAACTTCTTTATACCTCTCAGATATAGATTTCAGGACCTCTAGGAAATGAGGCCAAGTCGGCATGCGACCTGGACGGTCCCAATAAACTGAAGCAGCACGTTGAATAGGTGTGATGCTCTCCTTGACATTACTAGGAAAGAATGGAGAAGCTACTGAAACAGCTGGAGCCAAAGCAACATGATAGTCTGCAGTGGTGAAAGTAAGTTCAGAAGTTTCAATATCTTCTATAGTATACAAAAGGAAAGCACCATTACTAGTACGACCAGTACGACCTTTGCGTTGTTTAATTGTTAATTTAGATAATAAATAGAAATAATTTATAGCAGTTCCAACATCATTAATTGAAACATTAATATCTACATTTGGAGAAAGAACAAAAGAGACATCAGGAATAGTTAAACCAGCATCTGCAACTGATGTTGCTATGTAAACTGTAGCATCAGGGTTCACTACTTTATGCTTGCTAGAGAGCCGACAGACGGAATGACGGACTCTGTCAGCAACTCGTTCCATATTCTTCAAAGTAGGAACGAAAATCAGTATCTTCTCATTCGAAGCGCGATCATTCGCAAAAGCGACTGCCGCGTCCAGATAATCAGGTAACGATTTCACAGAAGTCTGACCCTCATAAACAGTGAACTGGTTGATAGCTGGCACAGAAAGATTGAAAACACCAGGAAAAAGATCACCTGGGGTGGCTGTCATATAAATACGACGACGAGAGCCAACACGTAGCCAATTTCTAGCTACGTTGTAAATTGGTTCATTAACATGAGCTTCGTCGAGGATGAATAAATTATCATTATTACGCAATCTAGTATTTAAGAAAAATGATTGAACAGTACAATAAACAATTCGGAAATTCTCACCAACTTCATGACCTTCTGCTCCAATATATATTCCTGAATCAGGGTACAAAGAGCGCATGTAAAGACCAACGTTCACAGCAACAGCTTGCCTAGGAACTAGAACCACAACCGGTCGATTAACAAGGTTTTGAATCCTGTTGACCATCCGAGTGGATTTACCAGTGCCTGTAGGTGCGTCTAGCACAAAACTTGCGTCAGGATCGACAGCAAGCCGTGCCAGACGAGCCTCCAAAGATTGAAAATCTATAGAGCCAGCTGGAGTCACGAAAGAAAAGGCCCAGGTCAAAAGTTGTGCAAAAACATCTGAAGGTGTTGGCACATAATAATTCAAGGGTATAATTGGAAATGGTATATTAACATAACTTAACAAATAAATTACCAAAGTGTCCAAAATATGCAAATCTAACTCTACGACAGATTGTGTAACTCTACCAGTTAAAATGAAAAGAGCATTAATGAATACAGTATCTAACAAACGTAAAAGATCTAGAGGAGAAAAATTTCTACGATAGTTTACAACTCTAGAATACAACATATAAAGATAGTGTCTAGTGGTCAACACTCTAAAAGATGGAGAGTCGATCTGCGGCACCATCAACTCTGATCGCAAGAAAGCGTAAGGAGTGCGAGCCGCCAGATACCGAACACTTGCATGATCGTTAGTGATGAAGTTAGCCTTCGCGATGTACTCGATGGGCCAAACCAAACGCTCAACAAGCTTATTCTGTAACCAATCAGCCCAGCGGACATTCCTGTAACGGGGCGATAGAATGGTCGGAAAATCTGAAAGCCAACGCACAAACAAACCGAAAGGATCAGGAGAGTCATAAATGAAAATTTTATGCTCATCATCTTCTTCAGGTGCAGGTGCATCAGGATCGACAACACCCTTCGCATACCACTTTCGAACCACTTCAAAGTAAGATGGTGGTTTACGGATCGAGGATGTTTTGCCACCAGATTGTCTAGTCTCAAAAACTAATTTATTATATAAAGAAATTGAATCTTTGGCTAATTCAGTGTAAATGTCACGATGATGGGCACAAAGTTCCATATAACCGATCAAAGCTTCATACTTCGATTTTGTATTGGCGTTTTTAGATTCAAGCACTTCTCCTTTGATCTTACCCAAAAGCCTTGACCTATCATGACAAGTACCAAAAGCAAGATCAACAGTGATACCTGCAGCTTTGATCTCAGACTTGACATCTTCGGTCATGGGTAAAGGCATTTTAGAAAGGAAGGAAAATTTTGCATCCCTCCAATCTTCAACACCAGCAGGCAACGGTGCTCCTGGAACAGGCAACCAAGACTGTCCAGGTGATTCATCCCGCATAATAGTGCCAATCTTGGCCATGCAGGATATAGCCTTTTCAGGAGACCAACCAAAAACAGGATCATAACCCAGAACATGATCATCACCAAAATTTGCCAAAGTATTGAAATTGAAAAATTCGCGTGCTCTCAAACCAGTGATAGCCCGCCAAGCAAACAAATAATTAGCAATAAGCATAATTGTATTATCAGGAGTAGTAGATGTGTGTCCGGTTGTGGCGCCTTGGCCTTTGATTGCAATGTCTCCAAAATTTTTAAAGGCTAAGGGTTGATCACGTAACATATCATAAGAAATGTCAATGAGCTGACAGATCTGATGGTAGTCAGTGTGCAAAGAATAACCCTTCTTTCTTATTTCTCTAGCAACAAAGAGAAGTGGTGGAGGTTGAGAGGAATCAAAAGCTGTCATATCACCAGCCCAGACTTTAGAATAGCCAGCTAGGGATCGCCAAAGACGGTCAAAGTTTTGTCCATTTATAGGCATACCAACTTTGGATGGTGTCTCCCAAGGCTTGTAATTATGATTAGGTTTATAATTAAAAGGATACGTCATTACAGAATGTACAAAAGCAGAACCAACAACAGTCCGCACAGATCGAGTTAAAGCTTTCTTGATTTTCAAAGATTCCCACTTAGTAAAAACAGGAGATGGCATAACCAATTTTTGAGCATTCTTGTAGACTTTTTCCCAAGCCTGTCGGAAACCAGCTTTTCCTCCAAAATGATCAATGACTTGTTGACGAGTCATTTGTTTAAGGCGACCAGCTGAATTGCGAATGCCAAAACCAAATCCCATGTTGTACTTTTTCACCCAGTTTTTCCAAATATAATCAAAACTGGATAAACGAGAAGCCTCATATTGAGGTTTGACTGCTTCCCAAGTGTCTTCAACCAAAATATCGAAATCCTCAGTTTCCATTGTGATTTTATCATTACCAGTCCAATAACGAGCAGTGGACTTGATCTCTTCAGCTACACCTGTAAAACCAGTAGTGTACTTGTAGCCTTCAATGTGTGGGAAGAAATCATAAGGTAAGAAATTTCGTAAACCTACTTTAACGTTAGAAAAACCAAGCTTGAAAGAAGATGTGCCAATTAACCAATTTCTCCAAGAACCCCATTCAGCCAAATATGAAGAGGCTTCAGGACGGTCCAGGGAGTTAATAAAATTTTGGTCAACTGGGAAACCAATCTCATTCAAGAAGGCATAAGTAGATTTAATGGATTCTAGAGTGGGGGGACGATATGTGGCTTGAATCATCTCAGGGAGACGCATAGTGTCCAACAGCTCAATAAACTTTAAAACAGATCGTCTAGTAAGTGAAACCCATGTGCGAACAAAAAGTGAATTAATTCTATTTAATTTATTATAATCAGCACCACCAGATGGAGCTGTTTGACCATGTTCCAGCCAAACAACGCCATACACAACTGATAAACCTAAAGCCCTTAAATACCGGTGGAGTTCTAACAAGAAAGGTCTAAGATTGTCTAAAGCTAGTGATACACCAAAAACAGCAATGTCCATAAAAATATCGGGAATTAAAAATACACTTAGACCTAATATCAATGATTCTAAAAATCTAACAGGAAAATTGAAAACAGGTTCAAGGAATTTATTCTTGACAACCAGTAGGAATTTATATAGGATTAAAAATAACCCAATACCCACAAAAGGCATTACCAAGAGTAAATCTCTAGTGATCCACCTGCTAATCAACATGTCCATTTGCCTGACAGTCAAAAGAGAAATATCAGTTTTCGCATCAATGATAATAGGTCGACCAAACTCATCAGGAATAATTACCACCCCTAAAACATTAGTAAAAGCTTTAGATTGGATGGTGATAGTAAGATATAATTCTTTGATTTTTATTGAAAAATTGAAGAAGAATGTTTTTGGGATCAGGCCAAAAATGTAAAGAATCTGTCCAATTGCAAAATTTAGGACTGAAATTACACCTTCGGTTTGATATTTATATGCAACAAAAATTAAAACCAAAAGGACTTCAAGAACAAAAACTTCTGCTAAAGCTACAATTAAACCAGGTAAATTCAATAAATGTGAAATAAAAAGAACCCAACCAAAGAAAAACCGTAACCAGAAATGTCGTATTTTTGGTTCTTCATCTCCATCGACAGTGACCAAAGCTATCAATTCAACCGGTAGACGGGCAATCTGCACGGATGAATATGTAAGCAAGGATGTGACGTAGATGATGAAGCTTTGAAAATTTTCAATTTTGTTTAGGAAATTTTTGAACTGGTTATATATTGTTTTTAGATAATTTTGTATTAAAACAAGGTTGCGGAAAACAGGCACGGAACCCAATGGAAAACCAAAAAGGAAGTAGCCAGCTAAGTCAAGAATACCGTGACATACAATGGCGAAACCAAGGATCCAAAAGGGAAGAAGGATCAAAAACACAATAAGAAAAGACCAAAAAGATGAAAAGGCCATAACAGCCCAAAGGAGGAAAGAAAAAGAAAACCAAACACAATATATAATTGTAATGTAAGTGGCTAGATCCAAGGATCTAACCACCAACTCAACAAAAGCGTGCACTTTGTCGAATGTAACCCAGTTAAGAAACATCCGACCATACACTTTTATGAGGTAGCCAAGCCCTCGAAGGGTAACCCAGTACATCACATCACTGATATACCCAGAGTACGAAAGAGCCGGCAACCAAATTTCAAAGCCATAATTAATGGCAGTGAGGATACCTGTTGCCACTGCCCCAGTGACAAAAGGTGTTTGACCAATCTGAAAAACAGAAAAGATCATAACAATTGAGTAGAAGATTGAGAGAATCATTTTGATAAACTTCAAAGTGTGCAAACGTTAGGATTGCTAAACACAGGTATGTAAACAGTAGACCTTTTACTAAGAAGTAAGATTTGTTTAAAGCTTATGGCGGTTTTTGAACAGAAATCGCACTGAATGCACAGCATTTTCGGTCCAGCTCATCAGAGTGCCCAGGGACAATAAAACTAAGAGAACATAGAAACTTAACCGTAACCAGTCGGAAAAGATTATAGAAGACCACCATGTCAAATTCTATAACCGCAGCA